CTTGACCTTCCGCCCGGCGCGGATCGCGTCGCAGAGTTCGAAGCACCCCTGCGCGTCGCCGCCAGGCGAGTTCACGTCGAACACGATGCCGCGCACGGAGGGATCGCCGAGCGCCGCCGAATACGCATTGCGGATGTAATCGTAGCCGGTGACGAATCCCCAGGCGCCGCTGAACCGATTCAGCAGCGTGCCGTGCACCGGAATGACCGCCACCGAGCCCGCCATCGCGTAGGGCTTCGCGGCGTCCATCTGGCCGCCGAACCGAACGGCCGTGTCTTCGACCGCCGCGCGACCGTCAAGGTCCGCCGCACCGAGCATGCCGCGGATGATCGCGGGCAGGCCGGTGAACGTCGGTGCCAACAGCCAGGGCTCGTTGCCGACTCGGCCGAGGAATTCGTAGGCGGGGTTGATCGATGGCATCACTCGTCCTCGTTGTTCGTATCGTCCTGACGATCGGCGTTCTCACGATCGTCGCCCGGACGCGCGCCAGCCGGCGCCGGCATGGAAAGCCCGGCCTGCTCCATCATCCGCTGCTCGCGCGCCCGCTGGCGGAACACGCGGCGAAAATCCTTGCCGGTGCGCGCAATCTCGTCCTCGAACGTCGACAGGTGATTCTGGATGCGCAGCACGGCGGCCTGCGTTTCCTTGAGTTCGTCGATCTGTCCGCGCGAGGCGCCAATCCACTCGGCCTGGCAGTACGCTTCCTTGTTGATCCCTTCGTAGAAGTGCTCCGGACCGCGGCCGCGCGGCAGCGGGATCTCCCCGCGGCCGATCGCTTCCTCGAGCCACAGCGAGTAGATGATGCCGGCCAGGCGGTCGGCGACCATCTTTTTCTTCGCCTGCATCCCCTTCCACGTCTCGAGCATGGAGGCCCGGGCGCTCGAGTAGTTCGTGTTCGAGTAGTCGCGCGACAGTTGCTCGTAGGACAGGCCGAGGGCCGCCGCGATGTAGCGCAGCAGGCTTTGCTCGAACGTCGTCCCGACGCCGCCTGGGGTTCCGGTGGGCTGCAATTTCAGCTTTGTGCCCGGGAACAGGTGCGGGATCTTCACGCCATCGATATGCAGCGCCTTCGAACCACCCGCGTACTGCGCAAGCTGCGTCAGGTAGCGGTTGATCGGGTTCGCATCATCGTTCGCGTCCGCCGCGCCCAACTGCTCCCACAGCGTCTCGGTCGGAAGGTCCGACTCGATCGACGCAGCGTAGGTGGCCTGAAGCACCGCGTTCTGAAGCGTCACGTCGCGGTAGCGACGCGTCATCCGCATTTCCTTGAGCGCCGCCACCATGTCGGCCACGCCGCGGCTCTGGTCCGGGCGATTCTGCTCGTACAGGTGGATCACCTGCGCGCGGCCCCAGGGCTTGCGCGCCGGAACGCGACGCCAGCGGAATCGCTCGGCGTCGACGTACGACGAGTAGGGGTGATCGACGCGAATGTGGTAGGCGACGGCCGCGCCGTACTTGTCGCGCTCGACGCCGCGCCGAAGGTACTGCGTGTCCGCGCGATCGTTCGGATTGCTCAGCCGATCAAGGTCGACGAACTGGACCGCGGTGGCGTACGGGCGGCGGCCGGCAACCGATCGCAGCCACTCGACCGTCGCCAGCAATTCCCCGGCGTAGGTGTGCACGCCGACGCCGAGGCGGATGAGCCCGGTGAACGTGTTGATCCGCGCCGCGTCCGGCCAGCACTCGCTCGACTCAGCCCACAGGCCGAAACGCGACTCGACGACGCTCTGGAATTCCTCGGCCCACCCTTCGTCCGCGCCCAGGGTTTCGTAGTCCGGCTGCGCATTGAGTACGTATTGTCCGCCGACGATAGAATCGCGGTGGACCGCCACGCCGCCGAGCACGTACGCCTCGTTGCGCACCATGTCGCGAGAGCGGGCGTCGATCTGCGGTTTCTCGGGGTTGAGTTCTGCGTCCGCCGAGCGGATGGGCGGCGCCCAGGACGCCAACTCGCGCGAGAACCGCGAGGCGCCGTCGTAACCGCCGTCGACTTTCTCGCTGGTGATGACTTCGGGCATCAGAACACCGGAATGAGCGGACGACGGTTGGTGAGGCCCGCGATCTGCGCTTCGAGCGCCGCGATCAACGCCTTCAGCCGATCCGCATTGGCCGCGGTGTATTCGATTCGCTCACCGTTCTGGTCCCACACCACTTTCGGCATCTTGCCGGTGATGAGGTTGAAGTACGCGAGCTTCGCAGCGGCCAGTTGTTCCTCGGGCGTCATCGGTAAGCCTCAAGCCAGCCGGGAGGCAAGGTCGGCCAGAGAATACGAACCGCGGGCTGAATCAGCAACCTCCGGTTGAGCGGCGGCCGCCGCCGGCCGGAAATAGGGGTTGCGCGAACGCTCGAGGGCGAAGTTGAACGCCGGGGCGTCCCATCGCAGCCGATCGACCTTCCGGTGCAGGCAAATCGCGATGGCGTACGTCGCCAAGTCCCAGGCTTCGTTGCGCGCCTTTCGCGGATTCTCCCACCCCTTCGGCGTGCGGAATTCGGCGCACATTTCCGAGAACCATTCATCCGGAAGCCAGCCCGGCCAGGCGAAGCTCGCGCCATCCGTGACGCCGCGCTCGACCATGTTGTTGAGCGCATCCTTGATGAGATTCGTGTTCAGGATGAGCACCGGGATTTCGCCGCGCGCATTAGCCCGGCGGTCCTTTTTCGGCGAGTCCGGGTACGAGAGCCGAACGCGCGGTGACGACGGCAACGCCTCGCCCTTGAGCAGATGCACGCGCTGGTGCTCACCGGAGCCTTCCTTGCGCAGTTTCCGATACCAGTTGTAGGCGTTGGTCGTGACGCCTTCGCGACCGCCGGAGTCGACGCCGAGCATGGCGACACGCATCGTTCCAGAGCCGTCCGCCATCGGGTACTCACGATCGAGCACCTGTTCGACCAGGAGATCCCAATCCTCGAGGTACTTCGCGGGGCGCACCGGCCAGCGTTCGCCGTCGTCGTCCAGGCGCTTCGACTTCACGATGTCGAATCGATCGACCACGACGAGCCGGAACGGTTCGTCGGCGATGCCTGGCCCGACGCCGAACACCTGCGCGACCCAACGGTTCTTCTGCACGTCGACGGTCGCGAGCAAGAAACGTGAATCCATCGGCACTTCTCGCTCGGGAACGTCGAGCGAACGCGCCTTGAGTTCGTCGGGCAGGCGTTCGCGATCAAGGCCACGCGGATAGAACGGCTCGCCCTGATCGGTATTGACCGTCGACTTCAACGCTTCCTGGGAGCCGGTTCGCTGGAACTCCTGCTCGGCCAGCAGATAGCGGCTCACGAGATCCGACCACGACGAGAACGTGGCTGCCGGCCCCTTCAGCCAGAACGATGCGATGTCAGCGCGAACCGGCGTGCCGTGAACCTTTCCGTCGCGATCGATGGATTGCCCTTCGCGAAGCCAGCGGCCGCGCAGATTACTCTCGTGCTTGTGCGACGAGTCGATCAGCGAGGCGCAATGCGGGCACATGATCTTCGCCTGCTCGGCGGCTTCCATGATGTCCGTCGTCTCGGGCCACTTGAGCAAGCCGAACTCAGGCTCGAAAAATTCCTTGCAGTGGATGCACGGCCACATCCAACGGCGCCGATCGCCGCGGTTGTAGAGCGCAAGAATCCCGGGGCAGGGAGGGGCTTCGTGCGGGCTGCGTCGGATCCACTTCGGGTCTTCGATCTCGAATCCCGGCGACGATTCAGCGTACGTCATGGCCGCGCTGCCGAATGTCGTGTTGCGCTTGCGCGCCAGGTCGAACGGCGAGCCTTCGCCGTCCACATCCTGTGGCATTCGGTCCAAATCGGTGAGCCAGGCGCGGCCGACAGGACGACCGGACAACTCGCCGATCGACGGCCACGACAGCGTGAAAATCATGCCGTTGCGGTAGTACTTGTCGTAGGTGTTGTCGGCATCGCCGCGCGCCAGCAGGCGCTCGCCCACTTCGCGCGTGAAGCGGTTAAGTCGATCGATGCGTCGGCGGCTGAAGTCGCGCGCCGTCACCTGCGATGTCTGGTACAGGATCATGTCCATCGGATCGCAGATGACGGAGTACGCGAGCCAGTTGATCCCGATGTCCGTATTATGCGTCGGGACCATTTGCCGTCCGACGACGAACAGATGGGAGTGATGCGAGACCGCCACGCAACGGACGGGAACAGAATCGACTTGCCTCACGTCACGAATGAAGCGACGACTTGTGTGCGACGGACGCGCAACGATGTGCTTGGCGCGTTCATCGATTCGGTTCACATGCCGGGTGAGCGTGCAACCGCAGGTTGACTTCGGGGTGAAATTAATCCGGTACGACCGCTGTCCGTTCCGCTTCTCGCCGTTGTAGGTGAAAGTCGGAATCCGATCCGACCGCCGCGGCTTGTGTCCAAGCGAAACCAACAGTTCGTAGATACTGTCCGCGAACCGCTTATTCGAAGACGTGATCTCGTGATCGCCGTTTGGCGCGACGTGCCCATCGGTGTCCATCAATCCGCGAAGCAACTCGATCCGTTGCTCGCATGACGCCCGCAAGTAGAGAAGCGGAATGTGCTTCTCGACCAGCACGCCGATGTCGCGCAGCTTGGCCGCGAGCCCCGGCACCGCAACGCGATCCGCCGTGCCTTTTGAGTTTCCGCCTTGAAAATACGTCTTGGTCGCTACTCCGCGTTCGGCGAGGCGCGCGACCAGGTACGACGTATCGCGTGGGTTGAAGGTCATCGATCCGGTTCGAATACTGCCACCCCCAAGCCACAAGCCGAGCAAGTACGGGTCTACCGGAAGGTCTGCTTCGGGAAGGTCGAGCGGAGCCGCGTTGGGGATCGAATACCGAGAGCGCGTCTTCCCCTTTGCCGTCTTGATGCGATGACGTTTCGCCAGTTCCGAAGTCGTCCGGATCTTCAGCCGGCCGGGATCGTGCGCCCATGCATCGTTGACCGCCCATCGATGCTCTGCGTCCGCAACGATCGTCGAGTCGTCATCGAAAGTGATCTCGTAGCACTCACGATTGTGGAATACCGGCGTTACCGCGACGACAGAAGTCACGCTGCCGTCTTGAGCGAACACTCGATCCCCGGGCTTCAAGTCGCCCATCGTCGTCCACCCGTCCGGCGTCGGTACGGGCGTCTCGACCCACAAGGGTTTTCCGGACTGAGCCGGAGCGCAAAAGATCGTCGCGTTGTACTCGCGGCTTTGCAGCGTATCCATCACTTCGACGAGATACGGCGTCGTCGAGTTGCGCCAGGGGCCGACGTAACCGCCCGGCACGTTGATGTAGCGGTACTTCTCCGCGGCTTGACTGATCGTGAGCCGTTCGGGCGGGCGCAACACGTCCGCCATCTCGACGATCAGTTCGGCCATCGATCCGTAGACGCGCGACATTACAGCCCACCGTTCGGATCGTCGTCGTACCAGTCCTCGCCGTCATCGCCGTCTTCCGGCGGTGGCATCGCCACGGTGCGCGGCGGGCCGTTCTCGTAGAGTTCGTCGCGCTCATCGCCGTGGCTGAAATCCTTGAAGTGCTCGACGATGGCTGTGTGCATTTCCTCGAGCAGACCGTCCGAGAGTTCCTGCACAAGACGCCGCTGCGCCACCGTGAGCCCGGTCTGACGTTCCACAGTGTCGGAGAACTGCATCACGCGCTGGCGAATGACCTTGAAGATTTCGCCGACCGCATCCCGGATCTTCTCGGTGCGCCACAAGTGTCCGGCTTCCGCCTCGAACTTTTGCCGCGAAATCTGCGCGCCCCAAAACTCTTTCTGCAACGCCGTCGGAAGCTGCGCCGGCTTGAGCCCGCGCACGATTTCCTCAACATCGATCCCGGCCGGCCGCACCAGGAACGGCGCGGCGTCGCGAATCCGGTAGAGCGGCGAGCCCTTGTACTCGGCGACGGGCCTCAGATGCCCGATGCGTTCGCGCACGCGTTCGGTGGACGATCCGAAGATCGTCGCCAGGGTGGAGGCCGAGACGGCTTGCGTGATCTCGCGGCGCGCCTCGCGGAACCCGAGTTCCCGGTCAGCCATCCAGCCGTTTCCGCACGAGTTCGTTCAGCGTGGCCGCCGGCAGCGCCATCAGCGCCTCGGCGTGATACGCCACGTAGACCGGCACTCGGCGCGCGCCTGACTTCATGGCGGCATAGTTGGAGTAGGACACCCCGAGCACGCGCGCGGTTTCCGGCGCGCGGCGCAAGAGGT